CTGATGATGGTGGACTATCGGCTGAATCATAGTCGGGCGCCATCATTATTGAACCAACTGTTAACGTGGAACAACGTGGATAATAACATAGTTTTAACGAATTAAACCTATATTTTTCCCAACCAGAGGCTTGTATGGACAGCCATGGAAAAGAGTCAGAAAGACCAGGATTGATATTCCAAGAACTATCAATATAAAAACCTGTATGACCAGCAACCGTGTCAATTTGCTCACGGTGCACGATCCGACAACTTTGGTTACCGGAACGAATGACTCTTGCTGATTGTGTGGAAACACCTTGTGAATAGCTGTTTGCTACGGCATCTCTCTCCTGAAAATTTGCATTCAAATTAAGGTCCCTTACATTTAAGGAGATACCTTTCTTTTTTTGCTTTTGTTTACGAACGTTTGTTTGAGACTTATTCGCTTGTCTTTTTGTGTTGGAAGCTTTGGTGCTTGCCTTCCCCCTTTGAGAAAACATCGGGTCCCCTTCTCAGTAGCTGGATTAAGAAGCCAGCTGGGCGACTATGCTCAATTTAATAGTAAATCGCTGATTCGTTTCATTCCGAATTCTTACGCTATTGACCCACCTTTTGTAGTCTGTTGGCATTTATACACTAAACAGTGTAACTTAGCTCACTCCTTAACGTGATTTAGGTGTTTATATTAAATGACCGAAAAAGTATTGTTACTGATATTTGTACAATACTAACTTTATGTCATATTACAAAAGATTGTAGAGTTGTCTCTTCTTGACCAAGCTGCATTATCAGATGATAGAGTTGTCATCAAGAAGCCAAGCTGCAATACAAAGCGTGGATTCTCACCACGTCACAAAAGTAATACTATAATTACTTGACATCAGGCTCAATATATAAAGATATATATAATAACCTGCTGAGAATAATGTTTTACACAAAGGAAGTTAACAAACTTCAGTGTAGACGAATTTCTAGTAATCGTCATCAGGTACAGTGAGATCAAATGACCTCATAAATTCCTCAAAAAGGATCTCTTCTTGACTTTGAATATAAGTCAACCCTCGACGATCCTTCCTTTTTTTGAAAATCTTAAGCTCTTGATATAAATGCACATTATCAAGACTAATAAGGTTATATTTTTTATTACCTTCTACGACTCTATTGTAAAGTTTACCTTCACGATAGTAAGTAGAATGTTCACCAGATTCACAAGGAACTGCAAATCTTTTAAA